GTCATGGCTTCGCAGAATAAACCCACAAACTACGAACAATTTCATTTTGTCATGGACAGTCGCGGATTTGTTTACATATGGGCGGGCGTTTTGGTTTATTAGTAGCAGGGATTCAACAGGCTATCCAAATGCGTTTAGCCGCCTGCCAGCATGGATGATCACATCAACAGATCAAGTTCAAAACATTTGGTTCAGTAAAGCAAACAATCTGTTCTTTAACGGTGTCGCAATAGACCCGAACGATGTTGTGCAATTTCTTAGCGGTAATGAAGGCATTGTTTACGCAAGCGCAAAAACTATCGGAACCGCGATCAAGATTGAAGAAGCACGATTTAGAAACGCCAGTAGCGCGATACCTGCAGGAATTTTGCAGGTGCAACAGAACAGCGAATCTATGAGTCAGGAAGATTTACAGGAATTAGCGCAAACATTTAACGCCGCGCGCATGACAAATACAATTGCGGCCCTGTCGCCCGAAGTGCATTATCAGGAACTTATGACTAGCCCGGACAAAATGTTGTTGATTGATAGTGCGACATTTAGCGCGCAAGAACTGTCTCGAGCGTGTGGAATCCCCGCCTACTTGCTTAATCTTTCGGTTGGTTCATACGCCTATACGAACAGCGTTGAAGCTCGCCAGGATTTGTGGTCGTTTGCTTGTAAACAGATCGCGGAATGTATATCGCAAACCCTGTCAATGAATCAAATATTGCCGAACGGAACCTTTGTCGAATTCGATGTTCAAGATTTTATTGACGGTGACATCATGCGGCAGGATACACGCGAAGATGATCTAGCTGATGTAGAGTCGCCATCATGATCAGATATACCCCCACTCAAACGATCTCGGTTGATGCCGCCGCCAGCGATGGCGCGGCTAGCCGAACTATTAGCGGAATCGCAGTCGAATTTAATGTTGTGGCAACAGTCAATGATGGGCAACAGGTTATGTTCAAGCCTGGTTCGTTACCTGTTGACGGCAGAAACCCAAAACTATATATGCAGCATGACCCAATGAAAATCATTGGCCAGGTTACCGAACGACTTAGCACCGATGAAGCGATGTTATTTACTGCCAAAATATCGGCAACCGAACTAGGAAATGAAGCGTTGGTTTTAATGTCCGATGGCACCCTTTCGGAAGTATCGGTTGGCGTGGATGTGCAAAAATTTAGTTACGACAAAAACGGTGTAATGGTGATCGAGCAGGCCAGCTTCAACGAATTATCGGTAGTTAGCCAGCCAGCTTTTAGCGGTGCGGTAATAACCGATGTGGCGGCCAGCATCCCACAAACAGAACCCGAAATAGAGTTAAATAAAGATATACATAACCAGGAGAAAACAATCATGGAAGAATCACCAGTAGTCGAAGCAGCCGCAACAGTAGAAAAACTGTGGGCGCAACCAAAAAAAGAGTTCAAAGTTCCTACAGCCGCACAGTATCTTTCGGCGTATGTAAATAACCCGATCAAGTTTGCCGAGTACCGCGAAGGCATTAAAGCCGCCGCACCTTCCGCGCCATACATTGACACCGAATCCAACCCAGGTATTTTGCCAGAAATTATTGTTCAAAGTATTTATAACAATTTTGTTGGTATGCGACCAGTAGTTGATGCGTTCGGCGCACGACCTATGCCAATGGGTGGACAGATTTTTATTCGCCCAGCTGTATCACAAAATGTTTCTATGGCTAAGCAATCAGCACAAAACGCAACGCTTCAAGCTGGCACATATCAGATTGATAAGTTGTCGGTCACAAAAGAAACTTATGGTGGATATGTTCAGATCAGCGAACAGGACATCATGTTTACTACACCCGAAATTTTGGGTTCTTTACTTGATGACATGGGCCGAATTTATGCAAACACAACAGACAATGTTGCAGCTGATGCGCTAGTTGCCGGCGCGACAGTAACCAATTCATTTGGTGATACTTCACTTCCTGAAGATTGGGTTGGTTGGATTGGTCAATCATCGCAAACGATTCTTACAAATTCGAATGGCAACTTGCCAAACGCTCTGTTCGTGTCGCCAAAATACTGGGGCGTGCTTATCGGATTAGCCGATACAACAGGCAGACCATTATTTCCAAACCTGGGGCCAATGAACGCGCTAGGCGATTTAACACCGTCATTCGGTCAAGGCATGGCCTTCGGATTGAATGTTGTGGTTGATAGAAACTTCACCGATGAAACAATCATTTTGGGTTGTGCTGGTACTTCGCCAGGTAACCCAACAGGTGCAGGTTTCGAGTGCTACGAATTGCCACAAGGCGCGATCAGTATTGATGTACCTTCACAACTTGCGCGCACACTTGCGTTCAGGGGCCAGTTTGCTACCTTGATGATTGATTCAGACAAATTCGTTAAAGCTAACGGCTTACCATAATACAAAGGCGGCCTGATCGCCATGACAATTTATGATGTAACCGCTAAACAGCTGTTAGATAACTATGCCTGTTTACAAACATTAGAGAACGCTTCGTTTGAAATTGGTCAAGATATAACGGTTGCCGGTATTGGCGCGCCGTTTGATGGAACCTTTCAAATTTATTCTGTTCCTGAATTTTTGTATGTTGGCGTAAACGAACAGGGGTTCCCTGCATACGATTACAACATCCCGCGAAATAACCAGGTGCTTTACGCATGCACAGGAACCGATGTTCAATTATTGCCATCAGGCGGCACAATCGAATATGGCCCTGTTTGCACATGGATAGATGATCAAGACATTCAAGACTGGCTAGGAATTCCTGTCGCTTCGGCAGGCGATGAAGCCTTCCTGATTATTTGTGCGGCGGCAGCTAACGCATTTTGTTATCTTCGAAGGGCAGAAAATAATTATTTTGACCAATTAGCAACAGCCCCAACCGAAGCGGTAAAACTAGGTACCGTGATGTATGGCGGGGCGATCTATCGCCAGCGCGGTTCAGCTGGTTCAGATTTTGCAACATTTGACGGAATGGGAACCCCAGCCACAAACGGGTTATCCCCAATGGTTAAACAATTACTGGGGATTAACCGCGCTGTGGTTGCCTGATGCCTGCCGTTTATAGCGATCTATTTAACACCGCGTTAGATGACCTAACGACATTTCTAGAAACAACCGTTGGGCTACAAATAGTCAATGACCCACGAAACATAATCCCCCCGTGTGCGATGATCTCGGCATGCAGCTTTGAAGCATGGAACAGCCAGGTTGCAGATATGACATTTCCTGTCACGCTAATAACCCTCGGCCCAGCAAATCTAGATGCCATGCGATCATTACTAAACATGTGCGCGCTGGTACTAAACCATAATGTGGCAGTAACTTCAGGCAGACCCACAACCCTTGAAGTAGGAAGCGCGATCTATCCCGCCTACGAACTCATCATTAAATTGACCGCGAAAACATAATCCACATAAAGCAAACAAAATTGTGATAAACCTATAACACTACGAAAGGTCAAAAACTATGGCTATTACTTATCAGGCAACACCAACATTCACCGTTGATGGCGTTGATCTAAGCGCATGGGTTACAGCTGGCGCGGTAACGCACACATTCGAGAATCTTGATGCCACAACCTACGCGGTTGACTATCGCACATTTCAACCAGGGCTTCAATCAAATTCTGCAACGATCACTTTATTTTTGGATTATGCAGCCGCCGCAACTTACGCAACATTAGCCCCGCTTGTAGGAACACAAGTCACGATTGTATTTCAACCAGCATCAGGCGCGCAGTCAGCGACAAACCCAGGCTTTGAGCTAACAGATACCCTGTTTAGTGTGCTACCTGTGATCAACGAAACATTAGGAACCCTTAGCCAGGTTGATTTAGAGTTCGTTGGCGGGTCTTACGCAGCCCTAGATTAAATAACGGTCACTTGACCGAGAAAGTGAACTAATGAAAATTGGCTTAATAGTTGACATGCAAAACGGCGAACCCGCGCAAACACTATTTACGAATATGTTTGTGATCACCGAATGGGAACAATCAGAAAACCGAAAAGTATCTGACGGGCGCGGAATGGGATTTGGCGACATGTGTTGCTGGGCTCATACAATCCTAAAAAATGCTGGCGCAAAATTGCCTGCAACATGGAAACAATGGGTGAAAGAAAATCCTGAAATGACAATCACAAGTGTTCAGGATGAAACAAACCCAAACCTTACGGGCGGGGTACCTACCGAAGGCAACTAGCCGAAATGCTGGTTTCTGTAGGGTGGTGGCCACCGCAAATAGTCTTTGATCATCGCGACCTGGTAACAGTGATTAGTGTTATTAGTAAGCGAAACAAAGGCAAACAATGAGCATCGATGCGACAGTCAAAATTTTTGGGATACAACAAACCCTAAAAGGATTAAACGATTTTGATAAGGTTT